TAACACAAGGCCCAGGTGAACCCTTCCGCCACCGACTCCGCTACGTTGGCTAATACCGATTGTTCCCCCGCTTGCCGCAACCGGACGGTCTCCGCCGCTTCGGTACCCTTTGTCTGTTGCTCAAGCATCCGGGCACCAAGCACGGCCATAAGTTGCTGTTTATGTTCCAATGCGGCGGCCAAGTGGCCAAGCCCCGAACCCGTGAACTCCAGAAACGATGCTTTAGCGTTCGGATCACTGGACACAATAGCCATAGAGGATCCGAGGTGAATCGTGCCGTTCGCCTCAAATCCAGACAGCACCAGTGTGGGCAAGGCCGTAAAGTGTCGCCCGTGCTCCAAGTCGGCGCTCGTCCTAAAGTGGCTTAGATTAACGTTGACCAAGTCTAGAATGGGCGGCTTGTCCGGTACGGGACTCAACCCGCAAACCCCAATCATCACGGCCGGAATAGTCGCCAACGATTTACCGCCCCGAGCCTTCGGCGTTACCATCGGGCCAGCGACCCAATCGGTTGACTTGGTGCCTCCCGCCGTAACGACTTTTTCCTTGTCCGGCTTGGTATAAATCTGTACCGTGTACTCACCCGGAGAACCGTCACTCGTGGTGCTAAGCCGCAATACCCGGTACTGTACAGCGGCGATGTGCCCGAACCCGTCCGCTGCCGTGGTGGATGTTCGCTCTTTAAGTACTAGCATTGTGAACCGTGCCCGTCCGTTAACGAGTTCGGTTTTCCAGTTAATGACGTCTTCCGCCTTGTACATGCAGATGTACGGCTCAACCGATCCGGCATCGTCCGTCTCGCTTGGCATATCGACCAGCGCGAGCACCCTGCCGCACGTCAACACTTCCTCTAGGCCGGATTTGATTAGCGCGTTTAACGATTCGCCATTAATGCCAATACGGGCAAGCGCTTCTTCCTCCGGGTAAGTAACTTGTGGTGGATTGCGGAGGACGGCTCCCGCCAATCCCTTAACCGTCCTGTACGCCGCCGTGTAATACATCGCTCGATTATTGTACGACTGGTAATCGGCGGAATCCTGCCCCTTCAGCATTGGCAAGTAAGCCATGCCCTTATTCTTAACCGCTTCCTCTCCATCGATCGCGTCCCTACATTTCTCAATCATCGGGGCCAAGCGAAGATAGTCGGGGTGGGGTTCATTCACTGCCATGGTTACAACCCGCCTTTAAGTGGTTTAACTGTGTGACTCTGTGCGTCTTGGTACTCCCAACGGCCCTTGCGTTGATTGTACGAGTAGCAATGGTTGACTTGGTTAGTAGACTTGAAGACTACAATCATATCATCCTTCGGGCGTTCTGGTAGTACCGACCCGTCAAGCGGCCCGCCAATAACATTCGCCACGGCATCGGCCATTGTGGGGGTCCTCCATCGGTACGCCTCGATGGAGTTATTGTACCAGCCCGGAGGACGGTTCATTCATCATTTAGAACCCCGTAATCCGTACGGGTGTTCCAACTGCTATCCGGTCCACTGGCATGAGGTACGCAAGTGGGTACGTGGCCGCGTCCAGCAAGTGGCTCATGGCTTCCTGCCTCTGCATGGACTCGTAAGAGTACGTTGAGAGATACTTTATCAGCTTCGTACAGCGACTAGATACGGTTGCTCTTACCAGTCCCTGATACGGCTTAAACGCGGCATTGGCCGCATTGTACCGGTCGCGTCGCTTAGGGTTCTCATGCCGGGCATGTACGTTTAGTCCCGCTTGACGAATGTAAGTGAAGTCGGATTTACCGCCCGGTGCCGCTGTCTTCCGAGCCGTGCCCGTGGCATCCGGGTACACATCTATCAAGCGAGAACCGTAACGCTCATATAGTACCGAGCATAGGTATTCAGTGTCCGCGTTTGGCAACTCGAGTTCATCAATGTAGTGGATACGTGAGCCGGAACGCAAGAACACAGCCGCGCTCATCGGGTTTACGTTAAAGTCGATACCCGCGCAAATCTCCATGCCAATCGGCACTACGATACCGTTAACAGTTTCAGTATCGGGGCCGGGTTGGAAATCCATAACGTTAGCCACGTTATCAAAGCCGTAGTAGACCATGCCATCGGCCAAGTTGATAAACTTGCCGTCGATGTAAGCCTGCCCCGCTTTGCCGTCGAATGTGCCCCTCAACCGAGCAACATATTCATTGGCAAGGGCTTTGTTCTCCCAAGTGCCCGCGTGAACCACTCCGATATTGTGGCGGCTCTTCAAGTCGCCAACACATAGATCGTAGCCCCAGTTTAGTTGCTCCGGGGTGCCCGTGAGTAGAAGTTCGGAATGCTTGGCACCCGGGGCGCGGATACGAGCGATCATTTGTTGGTAGATCTCAATGTCTTGTAGAAAGGGCTCGTCCACCCAAGCGGCGGCTAGGTTCGGACCCCGCAACGATTCTGGTTTGTCACCCGAGTAGACGATGATCGTTGCCTCTTGGCCACGATATCTGATCGTGAACGTAGGCAACGGATGCTTACGCAACCGAAACCCAAAGTTTCGCCCAAGAATAGATTGCTTGCCGGCTAGCAATCCGTTAATCGTAGATACAACTGTGTGAGTGGCAATACTGTACGTGGGCGAGACAACCGCCACGGGTAAAGGGGCATTGATTAATGCCAGACTGATTATTCGCTTAGAGCCAATCAGCGTCTTACCCGCACCATAACCGCCCACTAGCACCTTGATAAACTCGTCCATCTCCCACCAGCGCCTCTGGTGCGGGAACATGCCGCCACGAACAATCTGGCCGAGCGCGTCAATCGTGGGTTCTTGTTTGTTCCAAAAGGAACCACCCGTCTCCGCCGCTATCGGGCCGGGACGTTCCAATACTGCAAACGCTTCATCTAAGTTGCTCAAAGAAACTTCTCGTCCGGTGGGGGTGTCGTGTCCATCATGCCGCCGAACGGATCATTCTTTCCCCAGTTTCGACGATCCCGGCGCTCCAATACCATGAGATCGCGGAACCATTGAAGGTTACCCTTCTTATGCAGTCGCTCAATCATTACCAAGCGGTACTCAGCGATGGCTCGTTTAAGTTCTACAACAAACTCACCATACGGGGCGTGGTGCGGGGGCGTGTCACTGATTAGATAAGCCTCGCCCGCCTGCTTCCATTCCATGAACTGCTTGTGGTCAATGCCCAAGTAGTCACAGATAGAATCGAACGGTAGCCCGCGTCGAACAAGTGTAACTGTTTGACGAATAAGATCAGGAGACATGGCTCTCGGTCGCCACAGTTTCCGGCCTGGTTTTGAACTTGGATAATCTCGCAAGTCATCAGGTGGATCAGAGAGGCGAACCCGCAGCCGCTGCGCTATAGACATGGCGAACGATATGCCTATGGCTTCATTAAACTGGGATTATTGGAAACGTTTGCCTCCATGTTTGGTTGTTTGTTCTTTATCAATAGCAACTTTAGTGGTTACGGCCTCACCAACGCGAATACCCAGAAACGCCGCACAATCTAGTAACTTAACCATCATGGCTGCAAACTGTTCCTCGGCCCGTGAATAGCCCGGCATGGCACTTGACTCACGTTCAGGGGAAGTGACCGAATCCAGTACGCCGGTTAAACCGGCTTTAAGTTGTTTAGTGAGTTGAGCGTGATAATCCCCGCCCGGGGGCCACTGCCCTTTCTGTCTAGCCGTTAAATGGACTTCTGCAAGTACCCACTTCACCGCGCTAACGAACTCCGCCCGTGCCGTGTACTCTTCAATCTCGCAGTACACCAAGTTAAACTCTTCAACAGTCATAACTTTGGTACTTGATTTGGTTGTATCCTCGTCCCTCAACATCACAATCATCTCACCAAGACAAACGAGGGTTACCGTCCCTCCGGGGCCGTCCACCCAACCAACAGGGGCACCCGGCTTAGTGTTCTTGGCAAGCGCCTCGCACACCGCCGGGGGCATCTTGTCCCTCAACGGGTGGACCTCACACGGCAGCGGAACACCAAGCTCCATACGTAAAGCGTGTACTTCATGGTTACGAGTGACGTAACGGCTGACGTTCATAAATAATCTCCGATAGTCCACGTCTAAAGATACCGCCGTTCGGCGAACCCGCACCCAGCTGGTTGCATGTAAACTAGGCCGGGTCATCCGCCACTTACGGACCAATAGCGGAGTCTGTACCGGGGCCTCTAGTAGTGTTATCCAAACGTGAGTCGCATCAATCGACTCAACCACGGCAGTACACTTGCCGAGGCCGTAATGACTTCGCAGCACGTCACCTGAGCGGACCAAGGCGCCCAAGCCATCCCGAACTACGTTATCGGTATACTTGGCCCGATGCTTCTTTGATTTGTGAGCCATGTTGATCTTTGACCACAACAAGTTGAGCCGCAAAGCCGCCGTAATCCAGTGAGCGATGATCCACAAGCCACGTACTACGTTTGTCTTGTTCTGCTCGACCGTGCAGGAAATCCAGCAGTTGTTCGATCCCTTCACCAGACAAATGCGCGGTAGGCTCATCCCACACTTCAACGTTACACGCGACACCGCGAACGGTGCGAATAAGATTAGCCAACCCCGCAGCGGTAGCAATACGCAGCCGCTGCGATTCGCCCCCACTCCACGATTCCCAAGGGGTGCCCTCCGCCGAGCCGGGTGCTTGCACAAACACCAAGAAGCCCCGAGACACCCCGCCAGATTTATTCTCCGCTTCAATCTCAAAGCGAATGGTCCAGTCGTCCATACCCAACTGCCGCATTGAGTTGTTTGCTTCAACTTCTAAATGTGCCAGCGTGTTGGTGATAAGCCACAAACGCAAATCCTTAAAGCCAGCCACCCAATACTCGGCGGATTCGATCTTGCCAACAAGCGTCTTTATCTGCTCGTCAAGTTTGATCCTATCAGCTTCGGTGGCTTCTAGCCGGGCGTTATCCTCGGCCAAACGGCTAGTATGGGGGTTGGTATCAACTTGGATAGCTGCAAGCGTCTCCTCAAACCGGGTACACTCCGCAACGG